AGGTAGTCATGAGTGACTCCTATTAATTAGTTTGAATGATATGAAGGTGTCGATTCTTCTGTTACGACAATCAAACAAACTAGCCAAATAAGAGGCTCCATGTGTAAGCACATGTACTTGAATTCATTTTAACACAGATTAATAAAATGATACAATCGGGTTAAGGGTGTTCAAGCACCCTCCCCTAAACAAATTCTTACAGGAATAAGAGTATGTCTAAATCAAGCATATCACGATTCAACATAAAAGTAGAAATACGCGAAGGCTCGGATTGCCACTGGTGGGTTGGAGGGAAAAACAAAGATGGATACGGGAATTTTTGGGGTGACGGAAAGAACATTGGCGCTCACAGGTTTGCTTACGAGAGGAGTTTCGGGTTAATTCCAGAGCACGACTCTCATCATGGATGGTGCGTTTGCCATAAATGCGACAACAGAGCTTGCGTTAATCCTGACCATTTATTTCTTGGGACAAACAAAGATAATGTTGACGACAAGGTCAGCAAAGGGCGCCAAGCATCGGGGCCAAAAGCTGGCAAATCAAAATTAACAGAAGACGATGTTAGGCGAATAAGGAATCTTTCCGGAACCGCGAGATCAATAGCAAAACAATTTAACGTATTCGAAGGAACCATTGGCCGAATATTAAAAAGAAAGACTTGGCGGCACATTTAAGCCGCCGTTCCTTCATTCAAAGACTGCCCCAGAGCTGTGCTTATACTTCTTATTGGGATCATCGGGCGATATACCTCCCTGAATTGGGCTGTCAATCGTGCCGCCTGCCTTCGTGACCTTCTTGTCTTTAGGTGCCGACTTAATAGCGTTCTGAATCTGCCCGATGATATTACCAGCAGTTAAGCCATCATTCGCATTAGCGGCGTTGTTTAATTGCTGAGCAAGATTCATGTTCTTCGATAGTTCATAAGCGAACTCTGGTGCATTCTCCATACCCTGGATGTGAGCCATGATTTGAGGGTTAAGGCCTTGTAAGGCTGAGACAGAATCTACAAAGTCCGGCGTTTTCTCTGCGAACTTAACTACCTTCTCTCCGTAAGCTTGGTTTAGCTGGGTCTGAGCATCGAATTGGCGCTGTTGAGCTGCTTGAAGTTGTGCTGCTTGTGCGCCTCTTGCCTCGCCTATTGCTTGATTGTGAGCTGCTGCGGCTGCCTGATGGGCTTCCGAATCAAAATCAAACTGTTCTTCGGTAGGAGCCGGTTTATTAATAATAGCCTGCAAATTATCAGCATCTATTTTATCCAATCGGGCCTGTAAAGCATCACCTCTCGCTTTCTCCGTCTTGGTCTGGCTTGTTATCTTGTTGAATCTTGCCTGTATATTGGCGTTATCTGTTTCGACAAAGCTACCATCAGCCTTTGCTGCTTCTCCCTCTACTTGCTGGCCCTCCTCTTGCCCTCCTTCCTCCTGTATTTCTCCCTCGATTTCCGTGTTATCTACTTCTGAAGTTGCCGCTTCTTCATTTGCTCCAGCGTCGTCTAATTCTTCTGACATTATTTCATACCCTTTAAGGTTCCATGTGAAACGCCACATGTAGCGAGAATTTATTGTATCAAACCTTGACACTCTAATAAATTGGTTTATATTACAACCTATAGGAGCTAGGTGTGTTTTTGCAATTTCGCAATACGAAAAGGAGAGAGATGATGTTTAATTTTTTTAGAAGAAATGACAATACATATGAGTTAACCGAACAGGTAAAAGACCTGGAATTTCAACTCAAGTGCTTGAAGACCGATCGACAAGCGGCTAGGGATGAGCTGGCAGATGTAAAGCACCAGAAAAAGATGGAGGAAGAAGATATTAAGCACATGGTCAAGCTCAAGGAGGAGAGGCTGGAAATCAAAGCCGAGAAACAACATCTTGAAATGGAGCGCGAGAAAGATACAGAAATTGCTAAAGTGAAAGATGAATACAGGGACAAGATGGAGAAACAATTGTCGGAAGAAACCAAAAACATCAAGAGCATGTATGGCGAGGTCTTGGAGAGATTGCCTAACGTGAATGTAAGATTAAAGGGCGATGTCTAATATCGATAATGAAATGTTTGGATTGATGACAGCGCGTCTGGCTAATCAACAATCCCTGCAGGGTATGGCTAATCAACAAGCCCTAGCCCAACAAGCCCTAGCTAATCAAGTCATGTTAGGACAACAAGGATTCTTGCATGGTGGTGCAGGCGGTTTCGGCGCTCCTGGGGTTGTAGGACCCGGTGCCGGTGCTCAAGGCTATAACCCGCCTCAAGACCCGCCAAGGCCGCGAGATAAAACCTTAAGGGAAGAGCTGCAATCAGAAACGGATGAGTGGCTAAAGGGTGCTATTGAGGAGATGAAATGAGTGAAGAAATGAAGTTGTTAATGGCGCTATGTGATGCGCTTGGGTTTGAGGTTGAGAGAACTTTGGACAGCAAAGAGCGGAAAGAGCCCGCTGAGTCAGCAAAAATTATTAATACAAATTATGCTCGCACAGATAGGCAGTTGCTTAGCGTCAATGGTGAGCTTGTTATCGATAATAATAAAATGTACACCTCATATTTGAGAGAGCCTGAAACCAGTTATAAATTGACTAAGGCAATGCAATTTGATCCGCCATCCCCTGATCAGATGAGAGGTAAGGTGTAATGATAGAGCTTAGATGGTATAGCAGGGCAAAATACTTGGGTAGATATGTCGACCATGAGGAGCCTACATTACAGATGAGGCAGATTGAAAAAGTAACACACGTTACACAATCAACACAACTATCTGAAAAGTACGAAACTAGCTGGGTTTGGTCAGAATGGCAAGATATACCAGTAGTGGAGGAGGAGTGATGGACGGATTATATTTAGAAGACTTAAAAGACCTTAATGAAGATGGCATCAAAGATCATTTAGCAGAAGAATATGCAGGGAAAGATTCTGGATTTGATTACGGCGAACCTACCGACGAAGAAAAATCCGATCTCAGGCATCTGCTTAACGATTATAGCGTACTCATAGCTTATGAGCATGTTGGCAGTTGGGGGTGTGACTCAAGTTCTTATTTTCTGCTGGAAAAGGCTGGAGAATACTTCGAAGTTCATGGTAGTCATTGCTCTTGCTTTCAATTTGAAGGGCAATTTGATTTAGAACTCACCACAAAAGAGTATTTGCTATCTGATAGGTTCGTATTTTACGGGGGCGGATATGATGATAACGAGTCTGAAAACAAATTATCTATTATTGAGTCCATTAAGGATCATTTAAAATGAAAACATTCACTGCCGAGGAGCTGAATAAATCACCAGCTAAAGTCTATCGTGAAGTCGATAAAAATGGAGGAGTCTTGATTGCGCATGCAAGATATCCGGATATTGATTTTGTGCTATTAGCTAGACCTAAAGAGGTTAAGGAGGAGAAGAAGAGAGCGAAAATAGCTGAACGGTTAAATATAAAACCAAAGGAGGTCGAAGAGTTCAAAAAAGGACGTCTCTTTGATGTTCTTGTAAGCGACTTCGATAAAGAAGACTTGTTGGCGTTGCTTTACAGGTATGCGACCTACAATGAGGGCAGATTATGAACAAAGAATTAACTAGAATCCACGCATTCGGACAAGATGAAGAGTGCGTAGGGATGACTCAGCACAAGGGCTATGTAGTGATCGCAACAACTAAAGGCGTTTACAAATTAGTCGATGATAAGTTGGAGCCGATCATACTGCGCGAAGTCCCTGCCGACCATTTATCAACGCCTCAAGATTAGCTATCTGCTGGCCTGCAGCTTGCTGATTAGAGTTAAGCTGTGGGTCAATAACCATTTGCGAGAGCTCCACAAGATCTTCTTGGCCCACCCGGTTATCGTGATCCAAGATAGTTAGCGGTATTCCCAAACTTTGAGCCTTGATCACTAAGCCATCGAGATAGGCATTGTTTGCATCCACGTTAATCTTGTTAGTATCAGCGTCGGTGTTCCTCACGTCAGCTTCATTCTTGACCTGTGCGTTCTGCTCCTTGAGTAACTGAGCCTGAGCCTTGATGATATCTGCCTCGCCTCGTTGTTGGTTAAGCTGTGCCTTGGACTGAGAATCAACCTGCGCTGTACTTGCCTTAGCCTGGGCTTCTGCTGCGACTGCGTTTGATGCTGTTATCTGGGCTTGCAGTAACTGACCTTGCATGCCTTGCATGACTTCTTGTTCAATTTGTGGTCGAGCGTTCTGGATAACCAATTGGTCACGTTCTAGCCCCATTTCCTGAGCTTGTTCTGGTGTGGGAATGATCTCACCCCGGCGCACTTTACCTTCAAACAATCGTTTGGCGAGCTCTTCCATTTCTGGACCGTCCATATTCTTCACGATCAAATCATTAGCCAGAGCCCGCATTTCTGGATCATTCTCAGTAAAGGCGATCAATCTATCTGATGCCTCCTTGCGTTGAGTAGCAAAAGCAGCACCAGTAGATATATCAACGGCATAACGGCCTAGAGAAAGATCGTTTACCACAACCTCTTTACCGGTATCCTCATCCCTCACAACCTTGTTGATAAAGGTCATCTCTGTCTCGCCATCAGGTTTGATGATCTTCACCTGCTGAGCGGTATCCATGATATGTGGCAGGAGGTCGGCAATAACTCTGTAGCCTTGCTCTATCGATTGAAACCAGTTGTCTATGTATGAGAACCAACCTGCATCAATCAGGGCACCTGAAGCTTGTATGGCCTCTCCTGAGCGTCTATCCATTGCGGTGCCATCAGTACTCGCCTGACCTGAGCTGCCCATGGTCGCAAAGACATCCATCTTAAGTGTCGCGGCAAACTGTTGGACGCCTGGCTGCATGACTGGGCCCTGGTCCTTTACGGGAGGAGCGGCACTAACAACGTTTCCTTCGAGGTCTTTGACAGTGTCATAAAACCTCGCAGCCTTACGAGAGGTATTCATATCCTCGTAATCTTCAGTATGGTTGCCCACCTGCTCAGGCGTTACCCAATAGAATGGGGACGCACTCAAAGCAAATCGTTCAATCTCAGATGACATAAAGAAGTTATAGCCTCTTGACGCGTCCTTTGAAAATCTGACCTTACCGTGCACAATCTCGCGAGAATTAATAAACGATCGATCACCGAAGACGGGGATATAGGGAAAGAACTTGCCCTTGTAATCCAACGTCGACTCCAGGATCTCATTGCCGTTCATGAGATAGCGTTCAAGCTTAAATGTCTGAGTTTCTCGCTGGTTAACTACTGTAATAGGTTCTGAGCCATCAGTAGGGTTAGCCAGCTCATCTAATACCTTCTCAATGTCAGCCAAATCCTCTGTATCGCCATTAGATAGCTGAACAATCGTCTTCTTGATCGATACTTTGCGCCAATAAACCGCAAGCCTGACCGATTCATCAGTGAACCAGTCCTCATTATCAATGGTCTGTATGGTATTTGAATCATCAAAGTCCACCGGTTCAGCATCAGGATAAGTAGCCTTAAAAACACCTTTGTCTTTCATGAATGCTAGGAAACACCAAGGGGCATCTGATTTGTCATATCGCTTTGATGGGCCGTAGAATAGCGATGTGGTCGCATCCAGGATAGCTTCAACCTTGATTTCTTGATCAAAAACGTCATCAGACATAAAGCTGGTCGTGATTTGAAATCCACCGTAGCCACCCTGGGCGATCTCTTCGAAGGCGTTGTTGTAGGCTGATCGAGCTTTCGATACCTTCTCGATGTTCCTGATAATGCCTGTGATTGTGTCTGCTGTGCCCTTATCACCTGCGCCTTCTGGAGAGATTTTAGGACCAACATTAATCTTTCTTTGCTCACCAACTACCCGGGAAATCTCAGCAGCAAGCATATTAAATTCAAACCTGGGCCGCTCATCATCGTCAATTGTTTCATTCGCGTCATTGGTCGCAACCGTTGAGCCGCCGTTGCTTAATTCGTCAGCCCAATGTCCGCCTTCCTCAGCAACAAATATTCGATCTATTGCCGAACGCCTACGCTGATCTTTCTCTCTATCAATGACTTCATCCCAGCGTGACATCGCTTCATCAAAAATCTTGCCATCTCCGTCGACTGCTTCGAACTTTTCGGGTTTCTCTGCCATGATTATCTCTGCGTGAAATTCAACTTGATGTGTTCAGCTTTGGCTGATATTACCACACCGGTGCATGAGTAGGCCATGTATACCGAATCGCTCAGGTTTGGCGAGGGTATTCCCAGCTTCTTCATTTCGTCCTTGGTCATTATCTGAATCTTACCAGCGCCATTAGGCTTCAAGGGTATTCGGCATACTTCAGAGCGCAACTTGCTGATCTGTTTAATCTTTGAGCTAATTGAAATCATTTCATCAGGATCAACGTATTCACCCATCTCAATGCAGCGATAAGTATTGTAGAACCTGTCGGCCAGTGAAATGTATTCCTGAGAGCGTCGATTCTTGAAAGTATCCTTGTTGCTCTTGGGCTTTACTGTCTCATCTACTAAATCTGTTTTGCCCTGGTAAATCTCATTTGGCCTTACAACACCCTCTGACCCCTTGAAAGCTGTGACGCGCATCTGTTTTCCTTCAAATGCGGTATTGATCTGCCTTCTAAGCGTTGCACCCAACCCATCGGCATCATAGACAAACTCATCTGAGTCGTGCTGTATGGCGTAATCTGTGGCCTCGTCGCAACCCTCATTAACATCGCCCTTGGTTATCTCGAAAGCATCCAGCAAGACAACACCATGACGTAACGCCACGCCTTTAGGGTCTTTGCCCAGGTCACTTGGATCATGAGCGGTCACCTTAATCCCGGATGGTTTGAAGTTCTTTTTAATGTGCGCGTCGATCGCAGCATCAAACCACTCTGACTTAATGATGGAATTTTCTACGTCGTCATTGAATGCACCCAGCCAGATATGATCGTATTCGGCCCGGGACTTGTGTTCGTAATCAAACGCACGCTCTTTCTCCAGCCCGGACTCCATGAACCATGGGTTATCAGTATAGTTAATGACCACAATCAGGTGTAAATCATCCTCGTAATACCCATCACGATCCAATACATCCTTGAACGGCATGATAAACCGCTTGCTGAATGGGTCTTCGCTCGAGGCAGGGTTAGCAACAAACATCATAGACACTGATTCTTGGTCTATCTCGTCGCCCTTCTCACCGGGCAATCCTTTCGATGGCTTGTTCCTGGCTGTAGGCGTAAGCTCCTTTAATGATCCATCAGATATGCCCTGTCCTTCTTCTATCCAGTAGTTACCGAAACCGTGTGCTGACTTGATTGAGGATACGTTGCGAGCTAGACCGGCAAACTGGAAAGCGTCCTGATCGTTATACCGAATGGACTGATCGAGGACTTCAAAGCCGTCAAACTCCAGTCGTTTAATCTCATCCTTGAGCAGAGCGTGCACTGAGTTCTTGATGGATGATTGGTATTCACGCAGGCAATAGGTTTTGATTCCCTCGTCTTTGGCCTTCATGGCGCATATGTCACCGACACCTACAGACTTAGTGGATCCGCGGCCACCGATAAGAATGATGAAAC